TTGTTGAAAGTTGACGGACGTGCAAATTCGTCCGGATTTTTCTTTGTTGCTATGGTTGAAAACGTTGAAGCGTTGGACGTTTCGGAATTCGTTGTTCATCGTGCGGCCTATCCGGAATGGGTTGAAAGTTCTGAGAGATTCACGGACGAAATGAAAGCGAATTTAAAAACAATTAACGACCACTTAAAAAAGGCATTCGAAAAGAAAGTTGATATAAAAGCATTTGAAGAACTAAAAGGCGTAAAAGTCAAAGAAATTTTTTCAATGGATTCGCGTATTGATGTAAAATTGACGGCAAAAGAAGCTAAAAAAATCGGTTTAATAAAAAAAATTAATAAGTTAACGCCCGAAATGACGGCGTTGATTGATTCAAAGAGGTTCGACGTTGCGGCAAATTACACGCCAAAACCGGAAAACAAAAAAGAGGAACAACCAAAAGTCGAAAAGAAAATGACAAAAGAGGAATTCAAAATTGCACACCCGGAAGCATACGCAAGTGTTGTTGGTGAGGGTGTAGCAAAAAGAAATGCAGAAATCGAAACGGAAAATGAAGCGATTGAAGCGAAAAAAGTTGAACGCGAAAAGATAAAAGCCGAAGTGTTGGCAGAAATCGAAGCGAAAAAAGCCAATCCGGAAAAGGCATTGGAGGGTGAAAGCGCACCGAAAGTCGTTGTCGATGCAAAAATCGAAACGGAAAAAACTGCATTTGAAGAAATGTCGGCAAAAATTGATTCAGATTTAAACATTAAATAAGTAAAAAATGAGTGGAACAGTAACAAACCCGGTTCAAACGGGAAATCAAGCAACTTTCGTTTATAACAGAGTTGACGTTTTTATCGGTTCAAACACCTTTGAAAATGTAGAATATACCGCACCGGGCGGAACTATTAATTTGACAGATGGTCAATTGATGGGAAAAGTTGCCGCAACGGGTAAACTTTTGGAATTAAAATCCGGTGCAACGGATGGTTCGCAAATTCCTTATGGGGTTTTAGTAGGCAATCAAGAAATTTTGTCGGGAGAAACACCAACATTTTCAATTTGTGTGTCGGGTGACGTAGCAATTGACAAAGTTGTTTTTGATGGTTCTGACGATATGGACACGGTTGTTGATGTAAGAAGTTTACAAGATAGAATCTTAGGTGATACATTAGGAATCAAATTGATTGCGTCAACTGAAATGACAAAATCGGATAACGTTTAATTAAATAAAGTACAAAAAACAGTAAAAAAAAATACAATGAAAAAATTATTAAGTTTTATCGCATTATCAATGTTTATCATTCCATTTGTTGGAATTGGTGGATTTGCAGTCGCATTATTAGTGCCGGCAATGTCGGGCGTTGCACTTTCGGGATTGATTCCGGTTGTACAAGCGCAATCGCTTTTCACTTCTAAAGTGATTAAAGTATATAAAGAACAAATCGCAGTTAGTGGATTTTTAAAATCGTTCTTTACTCCGACCGAATCGTTCACGAAATATGTATCGATAGCAGTCAAAAGAGGTTTTGAAAAAGTTGCGGTTGATGTGAACAGATTTTCAGATGGTAATAGAAACACTTTTTCAACGGAAACGCAAAAAGATTTTTTACCGCCTTTTTATGATGAATATTTAACGGCAAACGAACATAAATTGTACGATACAGTTATCGCAATGAGTACGACCGGGAATTCAACTTTTTTCGCACAATTAGCGATGGAATTAGGTGTGAACGTGATGGAAATGCAAAAGAAGATTGAAAGAGCGATTGAAGTACAATGCGCGCAGATTTTTGAAACGGGTGTTGTGACGTTAGTGAACGGAACGGATATTGATTTCAAAAGACAAGCAAATTCAATTGTTGCATATAATGTTGCGAATGATTTTTCAGTGGGTACGGTTTCACCGTTTAACGTGTTGCAGTCGGGTTGTGAGTTTATCAGAAAAGAGGGTAAATTTAACGGCGGAACGTTCAACGCGATTTTAGGTTCTGAAGCACTTGGGGCATTGTTAGAAAATACAAAAGTTCGTGAAAGAGGTGACGTAAAAGACTTTACATTGGACACGGTACACGAACCGCAAAGAAATGCAGAGGGTGCAACAATGCACGGGATTTTAAGTTGTGGAAGTTATAAAGTAAGACTTTGGGCATACCCTCAATACTATACGAACGCGGCGGGTGTACAAACACCATACATCAATCCGAAAAAAGTGACACTTTTACCGGATGTGACAAATTTCGATTTAGCTTACGCAGCAGTACCGCAATTGATTAATGAGAACGGCGGAATCGCTCAAAAAGGTGCGTACTTAGTACAAGACTTTAGAGATGAAAAAGCCGGGGCGCACGAAATACACGTGAAGTCTGCACCGTTACCAATACCAACGGCAATTGATACAATTTACACCGTTCAAGTATTATCATAATTTTTAACCTAAAAAGACACGGTGAACGCCGTGTCTTTTTTTAACATTTTTTAAAATGGCCAATAATAAAAAGTACAAAGTAAAAAAAGGAAACGTCGGTGGATTTGGCGGACGAATGTTTGAAATTGGGGACACTGTTTCCGAAAGCGATTTTCCAAACGGAAACGCAAAAGAATTATCAATATTAAAAGTTCTTGAAGAAATTAAGCCGAAAAAAGAAACGGCAAAAGAAAAGAAAGATCGCGAAAAACTTGAAGCAATTGAAGTTGCAAAAACTGAATTGAATGATTCAGAATTAGAACTAAAAGACGCTGAAGACGCATTGGAAAATGCAGAAAAAGAAGAAATCGAAAACGCTGAAAAAGCGTTGGAATTAGCAAAAATTAAATTTGAAGAAAAAACGAAAGTTTTAGCAGATTTACAAAAGTAAAACCGAATTTCGGACAATACATTTAAAAACCGATATTTTTATAAATGTCGGTTTTTTTAATATAAAAAAAAATATGGCAACAAAAATTTTTATAAAAAACAATTACATAACAGTTGATATTCCAGGAGATGATGACCATTTGAACGACCATAAATCGCGGGTTTTTATTAATCCAATTGACACGGGCTTAGGTAGTTATTTAATAGAATCGGAAAAGATTGGAAAACGTGAAGTTTTGTTGTCAGATTTGACAAACGAAGTCGGGGCGCCTTACAATTTGGCGTCTTGGACTGAATTTTATACATTAAATACGGGTTTTAATCCGGCCACGGGCGGAAGCGTGGCGAACGGCGGTTTTATGGATTACAACGATACCACCGGCGCAATTAATTTATTGGCTGACACTTGGACGGATGTTCCAAACAACGGGGCCGGTTCGTTTACAAATAAAACTTATAAACCGGACGGCGTTTCCGAATTGTTAAACGATTCTACGGGCTATATAAATCCGACCGAATTAAATTTGGGCGAAAGTATTTTAATTCGAAATGACTATCAAGTCAACCCAAACACAAACAATTCATTGCTTCAATTTAGGTATGAATTAGGGAATGGCGGCGGTGTTTATACATTGGAAAAAAATGTCGGGAGATTGGATTCCGGAAGCGGTCAAAATTACCGTTTTAGTTTGGAACCCGATTTGATTTATATGGGTGACACGAATACGAGGGATAATCCTATAAAATTACAAATTAAATTAAGTACAAACGGAACGTTGACAAACTCCGGAAGTGTTATTCAGTTAATAAAAAGGTAAAAAATGAGTATAAAAATATATAAGGACGACGCCGCAAATTCGATTTTCATTGAAGACGCAAACGGCGCGCAATTTTTAAACAGTTTGCAAGCAACGGTTCCGGTTGACAAAGTTACGATTAAGGATTTAGCAAGACAAATCGATATAGTATCGAACGCGAATCATTCCGATTTTATAGACAAGGACGGAAACAGTTATTCGGGGTCGGCGGTTGATGTTTGCAACCAATTAAACGCAATTTTTGCAAGTTCCGGAACGCCAACGAATGAAGTTCCCGAAATTACAAGTCCTTTAATGATTTCTTTAGTTCAAGGCGAAACATTAAACTATGAATTGATCGCAAATTATGGCGTTGCTTATGAATGGGACTTGTCAAACGTTCCGGGCGTGGCAAACGTGAATGGTAATTTACGAAAATTGATTGGCGGTTCAAGCCTTTCGGCGGGAACTTATAATATACCGGTTAAGGCTATAAACTACAACGGTGACGACGACGAAACAATTGTTTTGACAGTATCAACGCCACCGTTTTCGAATACTAAATCCATAAATTTTTCAAATCAAGATTATTTAGGCGCGAACGCTTCATTGTTGTCGGGTATTTTAGGACGAACGGGAAACGGTTCGGGCGCGTCGGACGCGTGGTCGATTTCTTTTTGGTTTAAGGGTGGAACAAGCAGCAACAATTCTCAAACAATTTTATATTTTGGCGACAACGATGTCAGTAATGGCGGACACTTATATATAAGGTATTTGGGCGGAAACGATAAAATTGAATTTCGATATGGTTCAAATAATAATATGTTAATTTGGGAAAGTTCAAACAATGCAACACCTCAAAACACATGGAAACATATTTTTGTCAGTTATGACGGCGGGACGACCGGTTCTTCAAGTGGTTCAATTAATGACTATTATAGTAGATTTAATATTTTTATAGATGGAATAAACGTTGTAAACAATGGCGTTTGGGGGAATTCGAATTTTGGTTGGTCTAGTGGTATCGATGCCGATAATTTAAGAATCGGGCGATATAATAATCAAAACTACATGCGGAACAATTGTCGTGTTGATGAATTGGCGTTTTTTGATAGTGACCAAAGTTCAAATATTTCAGATATTTACAACGGCGGAACGCCATTCAATTTTTCAACTTTAGCAACGCCGCCGAAACATTGGTCGAGAATGGGCGACGGTGATACATATCCACTTTTGCAAGATAGCGGAACGGAAGCGAATTTGGTTTGGCAAATGTACGGCATGACATCCGCGGACATTGTAAATGATGTACCCTAAAAAAAATGAATTTAAAAATAAAATAATAATTAAATAATTTTAATTAAATTTACAACATGAGTTTAACAGAACGCGCAATCGCAGACGCTCAACAGATAACAAGCAACGGAACGGACTTTGGTGTCGAATGCGTTTTTGTGTCGCCAACAAACGAAACAGTGACGGCGAACGCCTTACATACTAAGCACAACACCGGGGTTGATTTTGAAACGGGAATGTTGGTGAATTCGAAAATTGCATCAATTGCAGTTTCCGAACCATTGTTGAATTCATTGGGATATGTAACCCGCGACACCGCCGGCGAATGCACGTTGAAAAATCACCGTGTTTCGGTGGCGGATTCGACCGGATTAGTAAACGAATACAAAGTTTCTGAGAATTACCCCGACGAAAAGTTGGGTTTGATAGTTTTAATTTTAGTTGATTTTGAATAATATATGGCACAAATAACAAATGCAATCGGTTCACGCGCGTTCGAATTAATTCGAAATCAAATTGGCGCAGTATTGGCGGACGAATTACCGTCGCAAGCAACTTTGAATGGTGACCCGCGATTGAACGCGGAAGTTTTTGTCGAACGTTTTAAACCGGTAGGCGATGAAGAAATTTCAGACGCGGGATTGGTGATTGTTGGATTTTCTGACGGTGATTTCGGATTGAAAACAAGTTTGTCCGTTGACGGAAACATGACGTTTTTAATTGATTGTTATGAAAAAGCAAAAGCAACAATCAACGGAGGCCCCGACAAAGCTGCGACGATTCGTTTGCAACGTTTGATCGGTGTGATTCATGGAATTTTATCGCATTTTAAATATAGAACATTAGGTTTAGCGCCACCATTTATTGAACATACTGAAGTAAAAGAAATTAAAATGGCCGCGCCAAAAAACGCAATGGACGCAAGT